TGAAAAGCAGAACAATAAGCAAGATCATCCGGATGACGCCGGAGGAAAAGCGGCGACTGGAGTACTGCGCAGAAAAAATGGCAAAGACCGAGACGGAGATCCTGATCGCCGGAGTGAATAATTACTATGCTGCCATACAGAAAGCACTGGCAGCTCAAAAAAATCAATAAGCCTTTTGGATAAAGTGAATCACAATAGACACTGTAAACGAAGCCACGGGGCGGCCGCTGATACCAAGAGGCAGCAGTCGTCCGGGAAGGAGACAACAATGCAGGAGTATAAGGACTGGGACGGCAATCTTCTGCCGGATCCTGCGCCGCGCATCCATAATGTACATATAGGCGACATAATTAAGACAACACACAAGTCCATCGAGGAGCCGCTGGAGACCCGCGGACGGGGACAACACCGATTTATCAGTGAGACCAGGGAGTACGAGGTGATAGCGGTTTATCCGCGCACGATCCAGACACGAGACCGCAAGACTGGATTTACAAGGTGCTTTTCTTACGGCGATTTATTAACAATGGGAATAGAGCATCAGGGAGCAGAAGTGGAAGATATGAGAGCTACATACGGACAGAAGTACGCCGGATCCGGTATGTGCTCCGGGATGTAGCGGAATATGGACTGATGCCGGGTTACTGTATCATCGGATGGTAAAGGAGTAGTGAAGAATGAAAGTACGAGAACTGGCAGAATATTGTAAATCAATACTGATTAACTGCAATAACTGCAAACATAAAACAGAGTGCGAGAAATTAGAAGATGAGATGGAAAATATGTCACCTTATGGAGTCGTAGACATAGTGGATAGGGATGAAGAGTTAACTTAGGATTTAGTGGAGGAACAATGAAACGAGGAGAAATAACAAGGTTCTTGGGAGATCTGTTGGTCACTGATCGGCTTTGTAAAAGAGGAAAGTATTACGCAAGCGAAGTGAGCATAGACTACGGAACAAGTGATGTTAAAAGAGTTGATTTCATGCAATTTGAACCTGCTGGAGTAACTGCAATCAGTGCGATAGAAAAAGGGATATTCACTTGCTATGAAATCAAGAGCTGCAAAGAGGATGTATTTAGTGGAAATGGACTGAACTTCTTAGGAGAAAAGAATTATATAGTTACTACTATGGATTGCTACAAAAACATCCAAGAGGATTTAAGGAGCGGAAAACTAGCTAAGCATATCCGAGAATGCAGTCCAAACTCTTCACTATACTACGGGATAATGGTTGCAATACCGGAATATAGAGATCCTGCGGATGAATACGAGAATCCTACGCCACTGGATACAAATACGGGGTGGAAGCTTGAAATAATAATACCATGCAGACAGGGAGAGCGAAAAAGATCCATAACAGAGATGCTATTTTATATGCTAAGGAGTGGTCATTAGCTTGAACTAAACTAAAATATTAAGATTTATGGAGGCATTTGTATGAGAAAAATACATGAATGTGCAGAAGATATAAAAAATATTTTAAATGATGCAGAACGAACCGAAGAGGTTGACGGAGATATGTTATGTAGTATTAATGAGTTGGTGGATGAAATTTTATCAATATATTGTTTAGAAAAACAACAAAGAAAAATGGCTATAGCTGAAGAAAATGAGATTCTTTCAGAAGAGGCTAAAAAAGCAGGATGGAAGTCTGGTGTTATGAACATCTAAACTGTGGAAGATGTACTTGTATAGGCGGACATGATATTTCTGAACAAAAAGCAATAGACCTTTGGAATTTTAGGATTTAGCAAAGGAGCGGAATATGGAAAAAATAAAAGTAAGCGAAATCGAGATAATTGTCACTGGAAAAAAAGAAAAACCTTATTTTGAAATAAAATACAGAGAGGTAGGAAAGCGACATTACAATATTGGTTTCAGTTCATACAACCTGGATTATGTCTTCGACTGGAAAGAAAAGAGTTTCGAGGTGATTAAGCAAAAAAAGAATATCTTTAGAAAAATATTTAGGATTTAGTGGAGGTAGCGGAAATGTGTGATCTTAAGTGGGTAGAAGTTGATCCGGAACAGAATGACTGGGAAATACAATATGATGTAGTTGCCTATGATGGTAATGTCACCATAGGCAGTATCGTGTACTGTGGATCAGAAATAGGCTGGCAGTCGGTTATAGAGGGACATATGGATTATTTGGCAGCAGAAACACTGGCAGAAGCCAAGGATGAAATGATTTGTGCATTGGAAAGTCATTGCGATGATCAAATAAACTATTATAAGGATCTACAAGAAAGCATTGATGATTTGAACTAAAAGAGGGTATGAAATGTCAAGGCTTATAACATATCAGTCCGGCGGATTTACAAATTACGGAATCAGCTATCGAAAATATAGTCCGGAAGAATTGGAGGAAATAAGCAGTATGAAAGAATTTCCGATTATGGCGAAAAAGGGTAAAGAATACATTCCCTATGATATCATCAAACCGCATGAAGAACAGGCATTAAAAAATCACTGTGGTCAGACATTAGACAGATTGGCAGCCAGAGGAGGTCTATCCTGGGCTGAAGCGTATGCCGTGCTGACGGATAGTAAGATTCCTTACGGAGATAAGTATATTTCGGATGAATTTTACGAGAAAAAGGTCAAAGAGATAGTGTCGAATGCATAGGTAAACTGAAATTTAGGAACAGAGAGGAGAAACATGGGAAGAGAATTGAAGCGTGTACCACTGGATTTTGATTATCCATTACATAAAGTTTGGTACGGATATTTTGTAGATAACATTTCGTTTTGTATATCTTCGCAAAATGAGGAATATTGTGAAAATTGTAAGGAGTTTGCGAGGATCAAAGGGATTGATACAGAACAGTATGGATGCCCTAAATTTGATGAGTATTTCAAGCAAATTAAGGACAAATTAAAGGAACTCTGCGAACCGCCGAAGGGAGAAGGCTATCAGTTGTGGAATACTACGAGTGAAGGGAGTCCTATAAGCCCTGTGTTTGAAACATTGGACAAATTGTGTGAATGGTGCGAAGTTAATGCAACTACCTTTGGTAAATTCAAGGCAACAAAGGAAGAGTGGAAGGAAATGCTACAAGATGGCTTAGTATATCACAAAGAAGGAAATACCATTATGTTTTAGTGGAGGAGAATGGGATGATGGATTTTTGCGAAGAAATAATAGCGGAAGTACAAAACCAGTTTAAGCTTGATTATTTGCGGTTTAAAGATTTCCATGACGAAGATACGGGCATCCATAAAATTACTGCCACTGATCCATTGAGAAATCGACGTAAAATTTATTGTCTGGATTCGAAGGTAATTAACGAATCATTGACGATACCGATAGATTTTGCCACCCAGCTATCGTACCAGATAGAAAAAGACTTTAGACCCCCGAAAAATAGAAATTAGTAGTGGAGGCAGAAATGATGGATGCAAAGAGAAAGGTAATACCAAAAAGTATAAGAATGACGGTATATCAGAAATGCCATGGACATTGCGCTTACTGCGGATGCGACCTGGAATACAAGGATATGCAGGTTGATCATGTGGTACCACTGAATGGGTGGAGCGAACAGGGGACAGACACGGTTGACAATATGCTCCCGGCCTGCCGAAGCTGCAATCATTATAAAAGCAGATCTACGCTGGAAGGTTTCCGAAAAATGGTTACCGCTATGCCTGATACTTTAATGCGTGATAGCAATACATACAAAAATGCTGTGAGGTTTGGGCTGGTGATACCGAATAAAAAGCCGGTTGTATTTTACTTTGAGAAAGCTGCGGAGGACTGTTATGGACAATGAGATTATTTCCTTTAATCTGGCAAGGATCGAAAGAGGAAGAGAAAAACTGTGCAAATGTGATCCACCTCATTACGAGGTCGATACGGTAAACAGGATCGTAAGTTGTCAGGATTGCGGTGCTACAGTAGACGCTTTTGATGCTCTGCTTACGCTGGCGAGGCGGTATGAGTTGCTGGAGGATGCACAGCGAAAAATGCTATCTAAAGCCAAGCTATACGAAGCAATGGCAGATGCGGAATTCAAGCGGATGAGGAGGAATAAAACATTCCGGGACATGGACGAAAATCGCAGAAAAGGTTTATATCCTATATGTCCTAAATGTTCGGAAGTGATTGATCCGGTAGATATCCGGCACTGGACAGCGCATCTGGAGTGACCTGAAAAGTTAGTGAAGGAGTGATAGAAAAAGAGTAATAAGTATCATACACAATTTTAGAGCCAACTGCAGAGGAG